ACTGTCTTTTATCATATACTTGTTTTTGTAAGTTTATGCTTTCACTCATCCGTTAATAACTTTAAAGTAATAGCTATCATCATAAATTATTGTAGAACCCTGGATAGTTGTTTTGATTAAAATTTTATAATATCTTTCAGGTTCTAAACCACTCATATAAACATCAAAATAGTTACCAGTTGAATCAGCACTAATTTGAGTATAATTATTATCGAAGTTAACAACATACTCGTTAGTATCCAAGTCTTTTATTGCATAATATGAAGCAGTTGGTAAATAATTTAAATTAGTGTATAAAGATGATGTTTGATATGCTCTTGCTGGGTATAAAGGGCTTACATTTATGTAAAATCTATTTACACTTTCAGGAAAGAAAACACCTGGGTTTTCGGCTAAGGACATTTTAAGATTAGAAGTAGTAATAATACTCCCACTAGCTGATCCAGTTAACACTGTTGAATAATCTCTCCATCTAAATTCTAGAGTTGGAGGATATATTGTATTTGTATCAACGCTATAGAATTTGAATATAGGTTGAACATACTCACTAGGGTTGTTAACACTGTTGAATAATCTCTCCATCTAAATTCTAGAGTTGGAGGATATATTGTATTTGTATCAACGCTATAGAATTTGAATATAGGTTGAACATACTCACTAGGGTTAAATTCTTGTGATCCTGTAAGTTTAATTAAAAAGCCATAGTTTGGAATAGATGAACTATACCAAGCATTTACTGTATTGCTAGTGTTTATTTCTATATCTTTTACATCACGTAAAGCAAAAGATTCAGTAACTAAATAAGTAGAAGAAGTATACCAATTTCCTCCTCCTTGGGTGGCGTATACTGTACTAAATGAACTAGTATAGTATCCTCCTGAATTACTTCCGCTTAAAGACCAGGCATTTGATCCTGAAAAAGAAGAATAAGTCCAAGAAGCTCCGTCTTCAACAATTGGACTATCTAAAGTATACCCAGTACCGTTGTTCCATTCTTGGGCAATTGGTCGAATTTCTAGTTTGGTTGATTGATTAAGCCCTTGAGCTTCTGCTATGAAATTTTTTAAATAAACAGTGTAACTATCTCCAGATATTTTATTATTGATTATATCTTGAATTTCACTTGTTGAAAATTGGATTAAGTATCTAGCTACATTGGGTAATCCATCAAGGTCTAATCTATTAGAGGCTTCTAAAATAGCATCTAACCCTGTGTTCATTGTTGGGTAAGCAGAATATAGAGTGGCGTCTTGGGTAGGAAATAGTTTATATACAGCCATTTATATATTTTATTATAAATATAGCGTTATAAAGGAACTACTTTACCTTTTATGTCATTATTAGGGTATCTTATTTCAAAAATGCTAGGATCTAATGAAGGATAAATTACTTGATTTTGAGTTGCTCCGGTTATATCATAAGCATATTGTGAATACCCTAAAACAGTTCCTGCTTTATTTGATATAGAAATATTTTTAACAGATTGAACTCCTGAAATTCTATCGAGAAGGATATAAAGATCACGAAGTAAAATTGGTTGGTTAATTTGCCATTTTGAAATGTTAAAATAATCTTGTAAAGCAGTAATACAAGCTAATAACACTTCATTATTATTATATTCAGGTAAAACTATAATTTCAAAATCAACACCAATATTAATAATAAATGCATTCCTAATTTCAATATTATCTCCAATCATTCTATATTGGGACATATAAGTGCGTAAATTATTTTTCAAAGTAGTACTAGCATAATCTAGTTGACCTTGGGCATTTAAAGATAAAACATATAAATTAAGGGTTTCAATAGTTGAAACTTGATTATCTGTTAATTTAGGTTGTTCAATGAATGCTTTAGAAATAGCACCATAATCAGAAGGCATACTTAAAGCACGAATTAAATAGTCATCTGCTGTAACTGATCGTTTTTGGGAGGCAATCAATGCTAAAGTATTTTGGCGTATTTCTTCTAATGTGTCTCCTCCTTTACCTCCACTAGCAGCTACAGTATTATTAGTAGTTAAAGAATTAAAAATATAGTTAGCTGTAGTGCTATTTAAATTTATATTATTAAAACGAGTATTACTTTTATTTAGATTTGTTAATACCCCAGAATTAACATTAGAATTAACACCACCACCCGTCAAATATCTTACAGTTAAAGTAGTGTTTGAAGGTGCAATACCATATGTTCCTGTAAATAGAAAATTTGTAGGTGAATATGCTGTGGTAAGTTTATCTTGTTCAAATGGTAGACCAATACCTACGTTATCGGCATTTGGAGTAATTTCTTCGGTTACGTCTGAAGGATTTCCAGATCCAAACTGGAGTTGGAGGTTATTTAAAGAAGTAAATCTAGTTGCAAAACGACGAGCTACTTTCTTTAAACGAAGTAAATAAGGAGTATCTCCGTTTACATTTGGATCATTTACATTTGTGTTTTTAATAGTATCTAAAACCATTTCTTGACCTAAATGGTCTACTTCATACCATTTGTTACCGTCTGAATCAGTAACATCTAATATTTTGATGATGTTAGGATCATTTATATCAACTGTAGAAAATTGTTCTGCAGCCCCAAAAGAAAAATTTAAAGTTTTAACTTCAGCTGAAATGGCTTTTCTAGTTTTTTCAAGTAAATAATATTGAGGAATATTTCCTGCTATTTGGTATACTGAAACATTGGTTGGGTCTTGGGAACTAGAAACTGAGAAATCAACTTTATCTTGGATTAAAAATGATATATTATTTGGGGTTGAAATAGTGCTATTTCCTTCTACAACTAAAGCATAGTCATAATCAGGAACATACTGACCACCAACTAATTTAGAAGGTAATTGTTGATAAAAAGTAATAAGAGTTTGTGCTACACCTGTTGTCTTTGGTTTATAACCAAACATATATGCTAATTCAAATACATTATTTGTTTGTTGGGCATATTGAACAAATGTTTCTTGGAACTGGTTGTCTAAATAGAAACTTAAAACATCCCCCACATATGCAGCTTGTTCCATAAACATCATACCTGGTGATGTTGCAGAGAAATCATTGTAAGTTTGGGGGAAATATGTTCTAGCATATTCTATTAAACGTGCTCTAAAATCTGAGAAGTCACGATTAATGTATTTTATGTCTCTATTTGTTGTAGCCATTTTAGAATTGGAATGTTAAATTTCCATTAATGTTGGAATTTGGTATATAGTATTTTAATTGGATTATTATAGTATTATAATCTTGTTGGTTAGTTAGTACTTGCAAAGAATCAATTCGAACCATTGGGAATGCAGTTTCTAACTTAGATTGAACAAAAGATTTAACATTTTCTACAGTTATATCAGATATTTGTTCAAATAAAAAACTTCTTAATCCCGCACCAAACGTTGGGTTTAAAGGAATTTCTCCAGGATTAGTTAAAAAGTAGTTAATTAAATTAGTTTTAACTGCTTCTTGAGTAGTATATGTTGAACTAAATACACTAGTATTACTGAAAGGAATGCTAACCCCTAAACCAACTGTTGGGTTTAAATTAGCAGGGGCTATCTGTTGTTGATTAAATGGCATTATTTGCTATTCAATAAATTCATAATTTGATCCATTCCTACTTCACCAGCACCTAAATTACCATTTACAGGGTCACTTACTTGTGGTCTAAATGGAACTGCATCTTGTGAAGTAAAACTTAAAGCAGTTTCACCTAATACATCAGCATATTTAGCTTTTAAATCCATTGTAGGTTGGGTAAATGTAGGTTTAGGTGTATCTATTGTTTGAATAGATTCCTTTACGATTGTTTTTGGTGAACGAACTGCCTCCAAAAGAATATCTTTTAATTCCTCTTGGATCGCCTCTCGTACAGCTTCTTTAATTAATTTTTTTAATCCGTCGGTTTTCATATAATTATAAATATTAAATTAGTCAGCTTTTAAATTATTTTGCTGAATGTAAAATACTAGTTCGTCTATTAATATTTGGTCAATTGAACTAAATGACCATTCTCCCTGTAACATTACTACACCTTGTTTATTACGTGCAATAGCTCGTCTACGTTTTAGGGTATTTGGAGAATTTTCTGTTTCAACACCCATTTCAAATCCATTTACATTTGTAACTACAGGAGATAATTGAGTGGATTGTTGAACAGTTAAAGCAGTTAATTCAAGTGAAACTCTTTCTTGATCAGCATTAGGATAACATTTTTGAACTAATTTATCAAGTAGATTAAGTAATTGAATTGCTTGAGCTAACACTTGACGTAGAATAACCAATATAGATAATATACCTGCGTTAACTGATTTTAATTGGGATATTCTTTTGTCTAAAATTCTATTAGC